CCTGGAGGCTCAATAGTTTTAGTAATGACGAGATGGGCTCAAGATGATTTGACAGGTAGATTAATTAGAGCAGAAAATGAACCTAAAGCAGATAAGTGGGAAAAAATTTCTTTTCCTGCTTTGTTAGGTGAAGATGAAAACATTCAACCCGTGTGGCCTGAATATTGGTCACTCGATGAATTGGAAAAGGTTAAAGCGTCTATATCAATTAGAAATTGGTCTGCACAATACATGCAGAATCCAACATCCGAAGAAGGAGCGATTCTTAAAAGAGAATGGTGGCAGCCGTGGACCAAGGAAATTCCAACTTTAAAACATGTCATACAATCTTACGACACTGCGTTCAGTAAAAGAGAAACTGCCGATTATTCTGCAATTACCACATGGGGAATATTCACGCCTCACGAGTCTGGGCCTGACGCTATTATGTTAATAGATGCTATTAAGGGAAAATATGATTTTCCTGAATTAAAAATGGTGGCACTTGATCAATATAAATACTGGCAACCTGAGTCTGTTATCATAGAAGCAAAAGCAAGTGGACAAAGTTTATTACAAGAATTTCGCAGAATGGGAATACCGGTAATGGATTACACACCAGGAAGAGGACAAGATAAACATTCAAGAGTAAATGCCTGTGCTCCAATTTTCGAATCTGGACAGGTTTATTATCCAAGAGATGAACATTGGGCAGAAGAAGTTATCGAGGAATGTGCAGCGTTTCCACATGGAGAACATGACGATTATGTGGACAGCACTACCCAAGCTATGTTAAGATATCGACAAGGTTCTTTCGTAACAACTTATTCTGACGAGGATGAGATACAAAATTACAAAGAGCGTAAATACGTATATTACTAGGAGAATAGACATGTCAAGAAGATCAAGAAGAAGAAATCAAGCTCTTGCTATCCTCGGTGCTGCAGCTTTAGCTGGAAGTATGGGAAGACCTACTACAATGGGTGGTATGGATAGAAGAGATGTTCAAAAAACAATAAAAAATAGAAGACCAAAAGAAGCTATAGATACAGGTAGTAAAACTATGGTTGGCAGCAAAGTTAAAACACAAGTAGATAGAGCTGCTAATCCAAGAGAAAGAAGAGACGCTATCAAATCTGCTGCTTCTACTAATGAAAAAATAAAAGCAAAAGTCATTAAGAGAAGAGATGAAGGTAAACTATCACCTACAATGCCAAAAAGAAGAAGTCAGATTACTGATGATTTTGGTTTAAATTTAATGGGTGGTGCAAAAGCAGGAAAAATGGTAAAAGCTCGTGGTGGTGGAATGGCTATGAGAATGAAACCAACTAAAATGTATTAATGGCTGAAATCGAAAAAGCAATTGTTGAGGAGACTCAAACTCCCGAAGCAGAGGCAGTTGATGTTGAATTAGAAACAGATACTGAAACCGTAGGAGATGCTATTGGAGAGATAGCGAGTGAGGGAGAAGCATTCTATGCTAACATAGCAGAGGATATGTCTGAAGAGGTTTTACAAAGAATCTCTAATAGATTGCTTGACGATTACAAAAAAGATAGGGTCTCAAGAAAAGATTGGGAAACGTCTTACACAAATAATCTGGATTTATTAGGTTTAAATCAAAGAGAGATGACAAGACCATTTAGAGGTTCTGCATCGGTGACTCATCCATTATTGTCTGAAGCAGTTACACAGTTTCAGGCTCAAGCTTACAAAGAATTATTACCATCTCAAGGACCTGTTAGAACAAGGGTTCTTGGGATGGAGGATAATGAAAAAATAAATCAAGCACAACGAGTGCAAGATTTTATGAACTACATGATCACAGAAGAAATGGAAGAATATACTCCAGAGTTTGATCAACTTTTATTTTACTTAGCTTTAGCAGGATCTGCTTTTAAAAAAGTTTATTACGATGAAGTAATGCAAAGAGCCGTATCTAAGTTTATACCGGCAGAAGATCTGGTGGTTCCATATTATGCTACAGATCTAATGGACTGTGAGAGAATTACCCATGTTATTAAAATGGGAGAGAACGAAATATTAAAAAAACAAGCAGGAGGTTTCTATCGAGATGTAGAATTAAAACCAAAATCTACGGGACCATCTGACATTGAAAAAAAATATCAAGAATTAGAAGGTATAACTCCCACTGGAGATAAACAATATTCTTTTTCAATTTTAGAAATGCATGTCGACTGTGATTTAGAAGAGTTTGAAAATACAAATTCATCAAAAAAAGTTAAGGTGCCATATATAATTACTCTAGATGAAGGTTCAGGACAGGTTTTATCTATCTATAGAAACTATGATTTAAACGATAGCACCAATAAGCGTAAAGAATATTTTGTCCATTTTAAATTTTTACCAGGATTAGGTTTTTATGGCTTTGGTTTAACCCACATGATAGGTGGATTAAGTAGAACTGCAACACAATCTTTAAGACAATTACTAGATGCAGGAACATTATCTAATTTACCTGCAGGATTTAAGTCACGAGGTATAAGAATTCGTGATGATGATCAACCATTTCAACCTGGAGAGTTTAGAGATGTTGATGCACCAGGTGGAAATATCAAAGATCAGTTTCAAATTTTACCATTTAAAGAGCCATCGGCTACACTTTATCAGCTAATGGGCTTTGTCGTAGATGCAGGACAGAAATTTGCAGCTATAACTAACATGGATACAGGTAATGATTTACAAAATCGTGCTGTTGGCACGACTGTTTCGTTAATGGAACGGGGTTCGAGGGTCATGAGTGCTATACACAAGCGATGTTACTACTCTATGAGGAGAGAATTTAGACTTTTATCGAAAGTTTTTGCAACATATTTACCTCCAATCTATCCATATACAGTTTATGGAGCAGATCGAGCTGTAAAACAGACAGATTTTGATGATAGAGTTGATGTAATCCCTGTTGCAGATCCAAATATTAACAGTATGGCTCAAAGAGTGACAATGGCAAACGAAAATCTTAAAATTGCTATGTCAAATCCAATGATGCACAACTTAAGAGAGGCTTATCGAAGAGTATATGAAGCTTTAGGCACTCAAGATATAGATCAAATACTTAAACCTGAAGAAAGACCTGTTCCAAAAGACCCTGCAACAGAAAATATGGAAGTTTTAATGATGAAACCGTTAAGAGCTTTCCCAGATCAAGATCATGATGCACATATCAATGCCCATAGAGCCTTTATGTCGACTAGAATGGTTCAAATAAACCCACAGGTTTATACAGCTTTACAAGCACATATTTCAGAACACGTTTCTTTAAAAGCACAAGGAGAAGTTGGGGCTTTAATAACAAACGATCCAATGATGCAGGAAAAATTAATAGCTGATCCACAAGGTGCTTCTACAGAGATCAATGCTATGATAGCGAGAAGAGTTTCAGAATTAACTATGGAGTTAGCACAGTCAGAGGCTCTAGGTCAAAAACAAGATCCATTGGTTATGTTAAAACAAAGAGAGTTAGATATTAAAGCAATGGATTTACAAAGAAAGACAAATCAAGATATGATGTCCAATGAGATAAAAATGGATGAGATAGATGAGAAGTTAGATCTTGAGAAAATGAAATTAGAAGACAAACAAGATCAGGCAGAAGAAAGAATAAGAATAGCAGATGAAAAATTAGACATAGCTAGAGGTAAAAAGAAATGAAAAATTTTTTTAAATTTTTAAAATTAAAATTATTTTATTTTTTTACAAATTTAGATTATAGGGTAAGAAGATTAGAGAGACTTCAATATTGGAGAGATAAATATGGCAAAAGATCCAGCAAAAGGGACAGGTAAAAAACCTAAAGGTTCAGGTAGGAGGTTGTACACGGATGAGAATCCTAAAGATACTGTTAGTATTAAGTTTGCGACTCCTGCTGATGCTAGTGCGACTGTTGCAAAAGTTAAAAAGATATCTAAACCGTTTGCGAGAAAAATCCAAATTTTAACTGTTGGGGAGCAAAGAGCAAAAGTTATGGGTAAGAATAAAGTAGCCTCTATATTTAAACGAGGTAAAGAATCTATTAGAGCAGGGAGAAAAGCGTAATGCCACTAAATAAAAAAGGTAAAAAAATTATGAAATCTATGAAAGACCAGTATGGATCTTCAGAGGGTAAAAAAGTTTTTTATGCATCAGTAAATAAAGGTACGATAAAAGGTGTAAAAAAATTAAGAGTAGGTGGTGTTGGAGGTCGAGCAAAAGAAGGATCTGTAGAAAGAAGAACTGGATTAGAATCACAAAGGCAATCTAACATTCAAAGAGCAAATTTTAATAAGATGAGAAAAGAATTGGTTCAACAAATTTCTCCAAGTACAAAACCAATGAATAGAGCTATTGGAATTGCAATCGGAGCTGCTATTCCTGGTGGTAATTATATGTACAGATCAATCGTTGATGCGAACTCTATTTTTGCGCCTAAAAGAAAAACTACAAAAAATATATCTACAAATATAAGTGATAAAGATAATGGGGTAGATCAAAAAGTAATTTTACCAATAGTGGCTAATAAAAAAATTGACGAAGATTTAATTAAACCAAAAGAAAATTTTTTTAATTTTAAAACATTTAATGTTGGTGGTTTATCGGGTGGAGTAAAGAGTGGCCCTCCTCCAAGAAGAGGTCCTAATTCACAAGTACCACCTGTTAAAATGAAAAAAGGAGGAAAACTATAATGTGGTTTCAAGCTTTAAAACTTGCAGCACAAGCAGGTTCAAAAATATATGCTAACAGGCAAAAGGCAAAGATGGCAATGTCAGAGGCACAACTTCTACATGCCGAGAGACAAGCTCGAGGTGAGGAACAATATCAGGGTAAATTATTAGAGGCCCGACAGTCAGACTGGAAGGACGAAGCAGTTTTAATAATTTTAAGTTTGCCCGTGGCTATTTTAGCCTGGGCAGTCGTATCGGATGACCCGACTGCGATGGATAAGGTAAAATTATTTTTCGAGATGTTCTCGCAGCTCCCGTCATGGTTCACAAACCTTTGGATCCTTGTCGTGGCGTCAATTTACGGTATAAAGGGAACACAAATCTTTCGTAACGGTGGGGGTAAGAAATGATTTGGAAATGGATAAAAAAAATTTTTCAACCAAAAAGACAAAAACCTGAATATGATTTCTCTAAAATGACAAAGGGGGATCTTAAAAAACTCAAGGAAAAAGGAAAAATAAAAGATATTTACAATCCTAACAATTAATATATAGATTCATAATGGATCTTAAATCGGCATTAATACAAGCATTAGAGGATAAATATAATGCAAAAATATCAGAAGCAGATGCTACAATTAAAATATATCTGACTAATCCAGTAGGAATTGGTGAACATCCACAACATTTAGAAGAGATAGATAAACTCTTGGGAGTTATTGCAGATGCTGAAGATAAATTACAAGCATTACAACCATTTAAATTATAATGACAATCAGAGGCGATAGTTCTGAATATGAGTTATTAAAAAAATGGTGTGAGACATTACCATTTTTTGAAAATCCTAAATCAGTTACCACTTGTGAGGTAGGTGTAAGAGAAGGTCTTGGTTCTCAAATAATAATTATGAGTATATTGCCCAGAATAAGTAAAACGGATTATCAACATTATGCAATAGATCCTTATGGAGATTTAGAGTATCAACATTTTGATAATCAACCTAGGTGGAAAAGGGATGGAAAGTGGACTGATATTGCACCAAAATATTCTAATGAAATGAGAGATCAGATGGTAAAAGATTTTGCAGGTAACCCACATTTTAAATTTTATAATATGACTGATGTTGAATATATGGATATTTTTAATTTAACAAAAACAATTTATGATTTAGTTTTTTTAGATGGTCCTCATACAACAAAAGATATTTTAAGAGAAGCTTTATGGTTTGCAGAAAGATCAAGAAAAGGATCCCGAATAATAATTGATGATTTTCAATTATGTAATTTTGAAGTTATAAGAGCAGCTATATCATATTGGGATTTTAAAATTCATGAAAAGGGTAAACATAAGGTTTGTCTAGAAAGAATATAATGTTAGACCATTATACAGTAGAAGCTATCAGAAATACCATCAATAAAGAAATCCAAACAATTAAGGATCATATATGCTATGGGGTTGAAACAGAATCTCAATTGATGTATGCTCGAGGCAGACTCAGCGCTTTAGAAACGCTGCTTCAGGATATTAAAAACCTGCATAAGGAGGATAACGATGGTACAATTGATAAAACCTAAACTTACAGATTTTGGTAAAAACCAAAAAAATAAGGAAGAGGTTAAATCACAAATTCCAACAGATCCAAAAGGCATCAAAGAATATCTTGAAATCATACCAAATCCAGTAGGATACCGAATGCTAGTTAGACCATGGTCTGGACAAGCAAAAACAAAAGGTGGTGTCATACTT